AGTTATGGCGGCAGCTGCTGCCAGACAATTCCATCCGATACGTGAGTATCTTAACACACTTCCTGCCTGGGACGGTGTTAAAAGAGTCGAAACGCTTCTGATTGATTACTTTGGTGCAGAAGATACCCCGTACACCAGGGCTGTTACTAGAAAGACTTTTGCGGCGGCGGTCGCCCGCATTTATCAGCCGGGGATTAAGTTTGACTACATGCTGGTCATTAATGGGGCGACTGGACTTGGAAAATCCACGTTCTTTGGCAAGCTGGCCGGAGAGTGGTTTTCCGACAGCCTGACCTTTGCCGACATGGGCAAAGGCAAAGACGCTCCTGAAAAGATTCAAGGGTTCTGGATCATTGAAATCCCAGAACTTGCTGGTATCAGAAAAACCGATGTCAACAACGTAAAAGCATTTTTATCCCGTCGCGACGATAACTACCGTGCCAGCTATGGACATACAACAGAAAGTCATCCCCGGCAATGTATTATCGTGGGCAGTACCAACAGTGAAAGTGCAGGGTTTCTGCGTGATGTGACTGGCAACCGCCGCTTCTGGCCAGTCCGTGTCAGTGGCAAAAATGCCCGGCGTGGTTGGGATATCACAGATGAGGATGTTCTTCAGATCTGGGCTGAAGCCAAGCTGATATGGAACAACGGTGAGAAGCTCTACCTTGAGGGAGCCGATGCGGAAGCGGCGGTCAGCGAGCAGGCAGATGCCATGGAATCCGATGAACGTGAAGGCTTGGTGCGCGAGTATCTCGATATGCTCCTGCCGGAGAACTGGGATACGCTTGATGTGTATCGCAGGCGTGACTATTTCCGGGATCAGAATGACCCAACCAGGCCGCCAGGTGTTAAACGGCGCGATATTGTTAGCAATATTGAGATCTGGTGCGAGTGCCTGAACAAGAACCGCGAGGACATTAGAACCCGCGATAGCTATGAAATTACCGCCATCATGCAGAAGATGACCGACTGGCGACGCGGGGATAAAAAGATCCGGATCATCGGCTACGGCCCGCAAAATGTATGGATTAGAAAGCGGAATTAAGTCAGAGGTGTTCCAGGCGTTCCGGGTTTGTTCCAGGAAAACTGAACAGCGGGAACAGGCGTTAGCCTAGAAAAATAGGGTACTTGCAAGGTTCTGTTCCAAGTGTTCCAAGAATTATATATGAGTTATTTGTATTATTACTTCCTATACCTATATGGAACTACATACACGCGTAAGGGTCTATAAGGGATTTTTCGGTACGGCTGGAACACAATTAAGCGGAATGCCTTGTAAATTCAGGGTTCAAAGCTGTTCCCGGTTGTTGTTCCAAGGTGTGTTCCGTTCCAGCAAATCAGTTAAGTAGCAACAAGATGAAAGGAATAAAAATGCTATGGTTAGTCCTATGCGAGAAAAACAGATAGAACAAAAACTGGTCAAGGCAGTACGCGGCATGGATGGTTTAGCGCTGAAGTTTGTGTCACCAGGGTTCGATGGAGTGCCTGACCGCTTAATATTATTGCCCTATGGACGGATGGCCTTTGCAGAAATTAAATCGATGGGGTGTAAATTACGACCTATGCAGGTAAGACGAAAAAGACAACTGGAAGCGTTAGGGTTTTCGGTGTACGTCATTGACGGTGAGGAGCAGATTGGAGGGATGCTGAATGAGATACAATCCTCATGAATACCAGGATTATGCCACAAGATTCATCCTTGAGCATCCGATCGCGGCTATTCTGCTTGAAATGGGCCTGGGCAAAAGCGTCATTACGCTGACAGCCATTTTCGACCTTACTTTGGACAGTTTCGAGATCCGCAAGGTTCTGGTCATTGCCCCGCTTAGGGTGGCACGGGATACATGGCCAGCGGAAATTGAAAAATGGGATCATCTTAAGGGACTTACCTGCTCGGTAGCTATTGGAAGTGAAGCACAGCGGAAAGTGGCACTTAAGAAAAGAGCTCAAGTCTACATCATCAACCGGGAGAACGTGAACTGGTTGGTTAACAAGAGCGGTCTTCCCTTCGACTTCGATATGGTGGTAATCGATGAGTTAAGTTCTTTCAAGGATAACGGCTCTAAACGGTTCAAGGCCCTGCGCAAGGTTCGGCCCGGTGTTAGGAGGATAGTCGGCCTTACAGGAACACCTTCAGCCAATGGATTGATGGACCTGTGGGCTGAAATAGGCATTCTTGATATGGGACAACGTCTTGGCCGGTACATCACCTACTTCCGTAATAATTATTTTATGCCGGACAAGCGTAACCAGCAGATGGTGTTTTCATACAAGGCACGGCCCGGTGCTGAGGAAGCCATCTATAAACTGATTTCCGACATTACCATCAGCATGAAAAACACTGATTATATAAAGTTGCCGGAACTGGTGATGAACGAGATCCCCGTCTGGCTGTCGGAAGAAGAGCAAAAAATCTATGACACCATGAAGCGGGATCTGGTGCTTTCACTGGAAGGAAAGGAAATTGACGCTTTAAATGCCGCCAGTCTGTCAAACAAGCTTCTACAGATGGCCAACGGTGCAGTCTATGCCGATGATGGCTCAGTAGCCAAGATTCATGACCGCAAGCTGGATGCATTAGAGGATATTATCGAAGCCGCCAACGGCAAGCCAGTTCTGGTGGCTTACTGGTTCAAGCACGATCTTGAGCGAATACTTAATCGTTTCCCCGCTGAAAAACTGGACAGCGCTGCTTCCATCAGGCGCTGGAATGACGGAGAAGTACCGCTGGCCGTGATTCATCCGGCATCGGCCGGACACGGATTGAATTTGCAGGCGGGCGGTTCCACTCTGGTGTGGTTCGGTCTCACCTGGAGCCTTGAACTCTATCAGCAGACCAATGCCAGGTTGTGGCGGCAAGGCCAAAAGGATACGGTGGTTATCCACCACATCATTACCAAGGGCACCATTGATGAAGATGTGATACGCGCCCTGGAAAGAAAAGACAAGACCCAGACCGCTCTAATTGACGCGGTAAAAGCCAGGATTGGAGGTGTTAGTCTTTATGAGTAACAGGTGTTTTGCTTTAAGCGAAAATAATCGTTGCAAGGTGCTAACCATTGTTAAGTGCCCCGGCAGCAGTTGTTCGTTTTATAAAACCCCGGAGCAGGCAGCTGAGTCACGCAGAAAAGCCAATGCCAGATTGGCTAGCTTGGACAAAGCGTACCAACAGCATATTGCAGCTGCCTATTACCGCGGCAATTTGCCCTGGCTGGAAGGTGATGATGGCTATGACAGTTAAAGAATATTTATCCCGGGCTTATCGAATTGACCAGCGCATAAACAGTAAGCTGGAACTGGTGGCGTCACTCAGGGACTTAGCCAGGAAAGCTACTGCAACGCTGTCGGACATGCCCCGTAACCCCAGCAATAATATTCATTCCATGGAAGACATCATCGTAAAGATCGTTGATCTGGAAAATGAAATCAACCAGGACATTGATGACCTGGTGGATTTGAAGCGGGAGATCGTAACCATTATCAAAAAAATTGAAAACCCAGTGTACCAAACTTTGCTTGAACTTAGATACCTGGGCTTTAAGAGTTGGGAGCAAATAGCTGTTGAAATGGGATATAGCCTGCAGCACGTTTTTAGATTGCATAAAAAGGCTTTGAATAGAGTAACCCAAAAAGATGAGAGTAAATGTGATAAAAAGGGATGATGAGTCTGTTTCATAATTAAAATATAAAGTTGCTGAAATCATTAAGCCTTCGCGGGACACTGCGGGGGCTTTTTGTATGCCTTTAACGAGGTGAAGTTTAATGCCGTTTAAACCCAAACGGCCGTGTTCTTACCCTGGCTGTCCGAAGCTGACACACGACAGGTTTTGCGAAGAACATCAAAAGCTGACCGACAGACAATATGAAAAGTACCAGCGTGACCCGGTCGTGAAGAAACGCTACAACAGGACTTGGAAGCGAATCCGCGACCGGTATATAAATGAGCATCCCCTTTGTGAAAGGTGTCAGAAGGAAGGTAAATTGACACCAGCTGAGGAGGTGCACCATGTTGTACCGCTTTCAAGGGGTGGAACCCATGCAGCGGATAATCTCATGGCGTTATGCACTAGCTGCCACTCAACCATAACAGCTAAGGAAGGCGGCCGCTGGGGGTAAAGAGATATATCACAAAGCGATGGCTAAGAATTGGCATCATTATTTCATGTACCGCTTCAGTTCTTTATAGAAGTTTTCACGGGTACCCGCAAGTATCACGACTACGGTTTCGTCATCTTCTTCAACAATGGTATAGGCCAACTCGTAGTTGGTTTTATTGTGGAAGACATCACAGCAATATACGCCGCTAAGATCACCGGTTTTAGGTTCACCAAAATAGGGATCTAGCAGAAGCTGGTCAATGACGGCCTGGAATTTGTCTTTCAGCGGTTTCTCTTTTAGCTTTTTGAAATAGCGAGCTGCGGGAGGCAGAATGACTAATTTGGTCATCAGTCCGCCTCCGGGCCAAAAACATCTTCATAAGTTTTGCTCGATGCTTGGCCCTGAGCAGCAAGACGGGCTTCATCAAGCAAGCGTTCCACAGCGGGACGGATTTGGCGTCGGGTTTCCTTAAACTTATCAAGCAGTTCTTGTCCTGACAGCCCTTGTGCTATTAAATCGGCCAAGATCTGTTCGTCAAATTCTCCGCTGCTTTCCCGGATGGGACGGATGATGATGGCATTGTTTTGGACATAGCATTCTACTTCCTTATCAATGCCGACGCTGTTATAGAACTCAATCGGTATGGTTATCTGGCGTTTCTGAGATACCGAGATACGTTTTTTTATCATAGGATATTCTCCTTTAGTTTTAACTTGAGACACTAGTATTCCTCCTTTGGTAGTATATGCTGATTCAACGAAAAACATACAAAGAATCTTTGATTAAATGATAACAAAGAAACAAAGAACACTCAAGGGGAGGGGGAGGAAAATCCTTGTTTCTTTGCGCCTGGAAAACGGGCGGCTCCCTTCGCGTGCAAAAATTACAGTTCAAACGGGGGATTAAGCCCCGCCACAGCTAGGAGGTGAGGGTTTGTGGCAAAAGACGGAACCAATAGAGGCGGTCGCCGGGTCCGTGCCGGTGACAAGCCGCAGCCCCTGGCTGACAAAATCACATCCGGAAAGGCTGCAAAGATTTTGGAAGCTCCGGAACTGCAGCCTGAGTCAATGCTCGAAGCGGAAGACCTTGACGATGCGGCCGATTTATACGGAGAAGATATGCCAACGCCCAGCGATTACCTCAGCGCGAGACAGAGAGATGGTAAGCCGCTGGGCGCTGACGATCTGTTCAGAGAAACTTGGAAATGGCTTAAAGAGCGCGGGTGTGAGAAATTCGTTAACCCAAGATTGATTGAAGCCTATGCTCAGGCTTTCACTCGCTACATCCAATGCGAGGAAGCCATCAGCACCTATGGGCTTTTGGGCAAACACCCGACCACGGGCGGCGCTATGGCTAGCCCATTTGTACAGATGAGTCAATCTTTTCAGAAACAGGCCAACCTCATCTGGTACGAGATTTTTGACATCGTAAAACAGAATTGCACCACAGCCTTCGTCGGCAACCCGCAGGATGATATTATGGAAGCCCTGCTGTCAGGCAGGAAAGGACGGTAGGAATAGATGAACACAACCGAGCGTTTTGAAAAAGATAATATCGATCGGTTAGTACCTTATGCTCGCAATGCCCGCACCCATAGCAAGGAGCAAATATTTCAGCTTCGAGCATCACTCAGGGAGTTCGGCTTCGTCAACCCGGTCATCGTAGATAAAGACCTTAATGTTATCGCGGGACACGGGCGCATCCTCGCTGCCAAGGAGGAAGGTATTACTGAAGTACCTTGTGTGTTTGCGGAACACCTGACTGAAGCCCAGAAGCGGGCCTACATTATAGCTGACAACCGGCTTGCCCTGAACGCTGGCTGGGATGCGGAGATGCTCTCGGTAGAGCTTGCCGATTTGCAGGCTACCGATTTTGACGTATCTCTTCTCGGCTTTGACGATGCGGAACTGAACAAACTACTGGGCGGTGCCGAGGGCGTTAAAGAAGACGACTTTGATGTAGAAGGCGAACTAGCCAAGCCCGCTATATCTAAGGCGGGTGACCTCTGGTTACTGGGGCAGCATCGCTTGGTCTGCGGCGATAGCACCAAAGCGGAGACATTTTCCCTACTTATGGACGGTAAACTTGCCAACCTGGTGGTGACTGACCCTCCCTACAACGTCAACTATGAGGGTACAGCAGGCAAAATTAAAAATGACAATATGGCGGACCAAAAGTTCTATCAGTTTCTGCTTGATGCTTTCACCCTGACCGAAAAGGCGATGGCCAAGGATGCGAGTATCTATGTGTTCCACGCCGATACCGAAGGACTGAATTTCCGCAAAGCCTTTTTAGAAGCAGGATTCTATCTCTCGGGAACGTGTATCTGGAAAAAGCAGTCGCTGGTACTGGGGCGCTCGCCTTACCAGTGGCAGCACGAGCCGATCCTGTTTGGCTGGAAGAAAGCGGGCAAACACGCCTGGTACTCCGACCGTAAGCAGTCTACCATCTGGGAGTTTGACAAACCCAGGAAGAATACTGACCACCCGACCATGAAACCCGTGCCGCTGGTAGCTTACCCGATACTCAACTCCAGCATGACAGGGTGTATTGTTCTTGATCCGTTCGGTGGTTCGGGCAGCACCCTGATCGCCTGTGATCAGACCGGCCGGATTTGCTACACTGTGGAGCTGGACGAGAAGTTCTGCGATGTTATTGTGAATAGGTACATTGAGTTTAAGGGTTCCGACATTGATGTTTTTCTTATGCGCGATGGTCAGAAAATACCCTTTAACAGTGTACCAAAACTGGTATAAAGGCTTGCTATTCCACAGCTTAAGAGTGATGTATATGACTACCAAAACGAAAGGTGGTCGATCTCATGGAATTTAAGTTTAACGTTACCGGCGCTAGGCGTAAAGAACTGGTTCAGGTGATCAGCGAAATCCTGAATACTGCACCGGAATACAAAGGCGTTCCCACATTTGCTTATGTCATCGGCGGATTTACCGTCAACAAAGAAGGCACCCTCAGCGCCAGTGAAAACAACAGTGAGGAAGATCTTGAGCAACTATTAGACGAGCTTGACCAACGCGGATTTCAATTTGAAGCGCCGAGCGAACTGGTTATTGAGATGCCCAGGGAAGGTTTTACCGAAGCCGCCATTGCCAATCTGGAGCGGCTGGTTAAGAGCAAGGAAACCCTTATTAAGAAAGCC